GCCGAGTTAAACACCAAGCTGGCAACCGCCAACACAGCACTCAGAAAGGCTAAAAATGATGTTAAGACCAAGCAGGCTGATCTTACCTCTCGCGCTGATGCTGGCGAGTTGCGCCTCCCCTCCTCCTGTAGTTTACAAGCCGATTCAGGTTCCACCTCTACCAGAGGAAATCCAACCAATGAGTCCGACACTGAGCGACAGGCTATCAAAGATCTTATCGCCATCGCAGCAGAAGGCGACACAGCCATCACCCAACTCAACGCCTGCATCAGCACCTACAACAGCGTCAGAGAAACAGTAAATGCGGGGGTGAAATGATTACCGCAGAGAAGCTCCACGCTTTAGGTATTGGTGCCGAATGGGTGGAGCCTCTGGAGGCTACATTTCGCAGGTTTGGGATTGATGACGTCCGAAAACAGGCTGCATTCATCGGCCAGTGTTCTCATGAGTGCAATCACTTTAAGACCCTAGAAGAGAACCTCAACTATTCTGCTGCCACCCTGAACCGTTTGTTTGGTCACAAATTTAAGCCTGGTGAGATCGAGCAATATGCCCACCAACCGCAGCGTATTGCCAATAAGATCTACGCCAACCGCATGGGAAACCGTGACGAAGCCTCTGGGGATGGTTGGCTGTACCACGGGCGCGGATGCATCCAGCTGACTGGACACGACAACTTCTGGCATTTTGGGCAAGCTGTGGGTCAGAATTTTGTCCATAACCCAGCTCCAGTAGCCCAACCGATGTATGCGGCCATGAGCGCAGGCTGGTTTTGGTCTACGCATGGATGTAATCCATTGGCTGAGTCTGAGAACTGGGAAGGGTTGACTCGGCGCATCAACGGGGGCACTTTTGGCCTGGAAGAACGGATTAAATTGACAAGGCAAGCTTTATCTGTTTTAGAAAATTAAAGCTCACTTGTAAAGGATTGACGTCGGTGGGAAAATAGAAGGAACAATGGGAGAAACATGGCTACCTACACACCGTCATGGGTAATGACCTACAACTCGCTGACAGCTATCGTTCTTCAGTATTTGGAACGATCTGACCAAGCGACGATCAACGCCATCCCTACTTTTATCACCCTGGCTGAATTTGAAATTGCACAAGAGATTAAGACTCTGGGGCAAATGCAAATTGTTGAGTCAACCACGATTGCTGGTAACCCTGTGCTGCAAAAGCCTGCACGGTGGCGTAAAACCGTCTCTATGAACTACACCAATAGCAGTGGTGTACGAACCCCTATTTTGCTTCGTAAGTACGAGTATCTGACCAACTATTGGCCGAATAATGCATTGACTTCGGCGCCTGTTTACTATGCTGACACCAATTGGGATCACTGGTATCTGGCTCCCACGCCCGACCAGGCTTACACCTTAGAGGTTCTTTACTACGAACGTATTCAGCCTTTGAGCTCAGACAATCAAACCAATTGGCTGACTCAGAATGCACCTACGGCCATGTTGTTTGGCACTCTTTTGCAAGCGATGCCGTTTTTGAAGAACGATCAACGGCAAATTTTCCAACAAAAGTACACCGAGGCCATTCAGTCACTTAAGACTGAAGACACTTCACGCCTGGGTGATCGTCAATCTGTTGCAATAGATAGCTAATCATGACCTCATACGTTTCACCTTATACGGGCCAGACGATTAACCCATCACAAGTGGGTTATGAAAACCTGACCCTTACGACAACTTACACCACGCTTGCATGGCCTGTAAATGGAACAACAGGGGTTGTTGTAGCCAACATCATTGAGGCTACAGCAAACCTATCGCCTGCTTACATTGTTTTACCTGCTGCCCAGCAAGTATCAGTTGGTCAAGCGTTTGTTATTCGAAACATTGGATCAACCAATGCTTTCACAGTTGTATCTCAAAATTCTGATGGTACATATAACACCATTCAAGCTGTTCCTGTGGCGCCGACAACGGCCACAGTAAACACCTATTACATATACCTTACAGACAATTCAACGATCCAGGGCACATGGTCAACTGTTGCTATGGGTATTGGAACGTCAGCGGCCAGTGCTTCTGCTTTGGCTGGCTATGGTTTGAAGGCCATCAATACAGTCCTGAATACCAATACAGCAGTTTCGTTGGTATCTTCTGCATACACCTTTACTGCTAATGACAATGCTGCTTTGTATGTATGGACAGGTGGCGCTGGAACGGTAACGCTGCCTCCTGTAGCGAGTGTTTCTATTGGCTACTATGTAATTGTCAAAAATGATGGCTCTGGCATTCTTAATGTGGCCGCTCAAGGCTCAAGCACCATTGATATCACCAGTACAACGGTACAACTTCAGATTGCCAACTCAAGTGTCTTTGTTTCTAATGGCACAAACTGGTACACCTACGCTCTAGCTCAACAAAACGTCTTTAACTACACGCAATTGTATTTAAGTTTGACTGGTGCAGCTGCAACAGTTACTTTGACTTCTGCTCAAGGCAAAAACGTCATCCAGCAGTATGCGGGTACGTTATCGCAAAACACCACAATCATTGTTCCACAGACGGTTCAGCTTTATTCGATTAGAAATAGCACATCGGGCGCCTATACATTGACGATTTCTACTGGTGTCACTGGTGGAACAACGTACCAAGTTTCGTCAGGCACTGCGGCACTTTTAGTTTGCGATGGTACAAACGTATTCAGTGCTACATCTTCATCGACAAGTTTCACTACTCAATTGACCTTGGGTAATGGATCGGCATCAAATCCTTCATTGAATTTTTCTGGTGATGCCACAACAGGTTTATATTTAGCCGCATCGGGTCAACTTGGCTTTGCAATTGCTGGTTCATCAGCTGGTACATTGACATCTAGTGGCCTGTTGTTACCTGTTGGCATTCAAGGCGGGACATTCTAATGACTTTAAAAGTCGTACCACTAGCCATAAGCGCAGGCATTCAGCGTGATGGAACGCAGTTTGCGGCGCCTGCTTTTGTTGATGGTCAGTGGTGTCGATTCCAGTATGGTCGGCCAAAGAAAATGGGAGGCTATACAGCCTCATTTTTGAATGCGCCAGGCATCAGCCGTGGGATGATTATGCAGTCCCAAAGCGGCCAGACCTGGGTGGTATCAGGGTTCAATAACAGCCTCCAACAATGGACGATTGGTAACTCTGACGCTATTGGTTCGGGCCCACAGCAAATCTTTGTGATTGGCAGCATTACGACTGTGCAGATAACCACAGCTGGCGCAGGCTACACAAACGGCACATACACGAGCAAGACGCCCATAACTTCAAGTGGTAATGGCACAGGTGCCACGATCACCGTTGTTGTCTCTGGCGGGGCTGTAACGACCCTTACGGTGACTGCTTCTGGTACTGGTTATGGATTCGGTGACACGTTTACCTTCTCTACATCTGACCTGGGTGGCGGTACACCCTCTACGTTGTTCCAGGGAACGATTACCTCCGTGACGTACTACGGGGTAAATATTGCTCCTTCCAGCAACTATTACATTACTGACCCAAATACTTTGTGGCAATTTGACACAGGTATTGACCCATTTGGTACTGGCAACAACAACTTGATTGCTCACCCTGGTGACAACCTCCAATACATCGACAGTTTGACGAATGTCAGGCCCCTAATTGGGCCATTTACTGGCACGGCCATGACGCCTGTTGGCGTGTTTACGGCCACGGGGACAACGACCAATGGAGCGGCCACGGTGACATTCGCAAGCACCAACGTGGCTATGGGCGCTGGCGTGTCCGTATCTGGTACTGGGATTCCAGCTAACACGAAGATTGTTTCGGCCACCGTTTCGGGCGGTGTGTGGACGATTACCCTGAACAACAACGCCACGGCATCAGGAACGGTTCTATTGACGTTTGATAACAACATCGCTGTGAGCGGTGGTGTAGTGATGCTATACCCGTATTTGTTTGTCTATGGCAACTATGGGTTGATTCAGAACTGTTCTGCTGGTGATTTCAACAACTGGACATCGGCAGATGCCAACGCAACTAACGTATCTTCTACCAAAGTGGTGAAGGGCGTCCCACTGCGTGGCGGCACTACTTCTCCATCGGGCCTGTTCTTTACGACTGACTCTGTGGTGCGGGTGTCTTACTCGCCCCAGACTGTAGGAACTTCAACTCTTTACTGGCGTTATGACTTGATTACACAACAGTCATCAATCATGTCCAGCCAGTGTGTGATTGAGTACGACGGCATCATTTACTGGGTTGGTGTTGATCGATTTCTGATGTACAACGGTGTGGTTCAAGAGAACAAAAACACTCAGAATCTGAACTGGTTTTTTGACAACATTAACATCACCCAGAGACAAAAGGTCTGGGCGACTAAGATCCCTCGTTGGGGCGAAATTTGGTGGTTCTAC